TGTACCTGAAATTGAATAGGCTTCTGACTTGTCTGTACCTGCAAGACTATCCATATCTGCCGATGGGGGTGGAACTAGTGCGTTGATTGCCATCATACCGAGCATGGATGACACACCAACACCTATAGCCATATTTGAGGCTAGTAACTTCCCGCCTCCTTGCAGCATATTCCCAAAGAAAGCACCACCAGCTCCGCCTGAAAACATCATCATACCTAAAGTAAGTGCTGTTCTAAGGATACTGCTACCGCCACCTTCAGGGATTACTGAAACAGTGATGATAGCACCGGCTTTAACTGTGGAGGTTCCCCATACTTCTTTTGGGATAACATTGCCACAGACTGTTACGTGAGCCAGTTCTGACTCTTCAGGGGTAAGCACCCTTGACACGATGTCTGATAGAATCTCTCCGCTGTGAACAACCTTAACTTTTCTTTGGCCGGAGGTGATAGATGGGTATGTGACCACATGTGCAAGCTGCGAATCCGTTAGCATATGATGACGATGAACAGATACTATCCTATGTTCCCATCGTTTGCTGTGTATCCGCTCTCTCGCAGATCCTAGTGTCTCTTCGCAATGAACAAAATATTGTGAGTCTACAGCCACACCTACATGTGATGGGGCTTTGAATTGGCGGAGGATTAACATATCCCCTCGTCTGATTTCGCTCTTGTCTATTTCGTGCCATGTGTGCAGATCTATTTCCTCTGAGACATTAATGTCGGCTGTGTAGTCATAATCCCTCAAGGAGATATCATATTCCTCTTTGAAGAAAAGGGCAACTAAGCCATAACAATCTACACCTTCTGATGTCCGACCGTTCTTTTTATATTTCAAGCCTGTATATTGCATTAACTTCTCCATAATCCTGCGAAATGATTAACATTAAATGTCCGAGAAGGGTATGGTTCATCTTTAATTGAATCCCTTGACATTGTAACATTAATAGTCGCTTTATCACAGGACAAATTAAGGATTTTATACGTCTGCGAAAGGAGTATTGTGCTGGGTTGAGAAGCAAAAATAATAGATAGTTCAATTTCTGTTTTTTCATCTTTCCCTGCTGCCCCTCTCAGGAGGGCAAGGAAGTCACGTTCAACACAGTCGATAGCCATTGATCCATCTGTATCACCTGTGGAGTGAAACATGGCGTTAATCGGGTAGCTGGTATAGTCATCCCCGCCTGATGTGATCGTTTCAGTGTTGTTAACAAAAAAAACATCTGATGACCAATCAGAATGTGAGAATTTGAATAGCACCAACAGTACCTCGTTAGATTCAGAGGCAAACAGCTCTTGCAGTGCAAGTGTTGACAGTGGCCTTGCCATTATGTGACCATAACTTCAAGGGGAAATGTCACACTGTATTTGTCTACTCCAACCTTAACATTACTTGGTATCTCTCTTATTCTGCACCTTGTAGCCGTGATATGTGTCCGTGGGTGAATCCACTCAAACACTATATAGTCATTATAAAACGCAAGTAAGATGTCGTACTGTGCAGAGGTAAGGACAAATCCCATGGGGAATATCGTAGGGGCTGCTGTGTTTCTTTTGCGGATGTTTGGGTTTCCAGTCTCGGTTTCTGTGGTTATCCTATTGTCGACAGGGTTCTCTGCTCTATCTCTCAGTAAAGAACACTGTGGTAACGTAGTAGGCCATGTAGCCATATTATCGCCTGATACCTTTCCTTGAAGCTCCATATAAGCTCATCATTTGGTCTGTTCCACCACGTTGAGCATTTCTATTCATTGCGCCCTCTACGATGATATCTATTTGACGTGTGCCGTCTGCGCCTGTGCGTTCCTGAACATCAACATTGCTCTGTCCATTATTATGTACGTTTACTACAACATTCTGAGAGCTTGAGCCGACACCAAGTTTACCATTTCTTCTCACTAGTGGCAATACAGATTCAGGGCCAGCTTCGCCTATCATGGCGACCGTTGGGGCTGATACGATTCCGCCCATTGCAAACTTAGGGATGGGAAACTGTGGCCCTAACATAGATCCTTGAAGCATATTTGTAAAGTCAACGCCATGGGGTTTTTTTGATGGCTGTCCACCAAACAACCCCGTGAACATACGCACCATGTTTTTCCTTGTCTCAAATGCTAACAAGTCTGCAAGGATGGATTTAATCATGTCCTTAAATGCAAGCTTCCCTGTCTCTGCTGCATTAGTAATGAGTTTTGAAAACGCTGACACAAAAGTGCCTAGCCGTTCCATGCCCCATGTTTGTTTTGCTTCGCCCTCAAGAACTGTCTCTGCCAAGGAAGACCATGCTTTTTTGTTCTGTGCGATTCTGTGCGCCCATGCTTTGTCTCTGGCTCGCTGTGCGTCTGCCTCTTCTTTCTCAACGGTCTTTTTGAGTCTCTTGAAGATCCGATCTCTAGCTTTAAGATCCTTCTCGTAAGATTCAACTTTGACCTTAGCGATCTTACTCGCTGCCTTCTTCTGAATCTCAAGGATAAGTGTATTTGCTGCTTTTGTGGCGGCTACTTTTTCCGATTCTGCAAGCTCGTCTATTGCGAGGAGTTCTTTCTGTGTTTTTCTAATGAACGCTATTTCTTTCCCTGCTGCGACCTCATAGACTTTCATCCTCTCTGCAATAAATGTCTTGAAAAAATTAAGTCGCTCATACTGTGCTTTCGCTTCAACGTCATTGATGTTTTTGTTTAGTATTTCATAGAGCTTGGGAGCTATATCTAGTCCCGTCCCCGTCCCCGTGTCTGCTGCCTCTTTTTTTGGTTTTGATATCTTGGCGAGGGCTTCCGCTCTCACCTTGTAAGATGCTAATATTGAGTTTACGGCAGCACTTGTTCCCGCTACCGTCTCCCCATTTATTTTCTTCTTTTTGTCCTCTAGCCCCGATATGGAAGCATCGACAAAATTAACGTAGCCATGTAGCTCGTCTTTCAACTGCTTAATGTTTTGTTTGTGCCTATAAATGGTGAAGGGGCTGATAGAGTAATCTATCTGTAGTTCTTCCGCCTTAATCGCCATGTCAGTTAACCATCTCATAATGTCTGCTGTCATCCGCTGCGCCCCGATAGCGGCATCTATGAAGCTTGATGCCAAAGAGGAACTTATAACTGCGCCTACGCTCTTTATGGTATCCTCCATAAATTCAGCCTCAATCTTAAATCTCTTGCTTAGATATTCCCAATTTCTCGCCACAAAAATTATCGTAGGGACAAGAAGCAATAACGCTGTAATTATAGCCCCGATAGGATGCGCCGTAAATGCAGCCCATACCCCTTTTACTGCGATAGCAAGTGCATCGAGAACCCATGCGCCTTTAGCTGCCACCAAGAAAGCAACAAGAGCAATGGTAGCTGTGGCTAGCGTGGCGGCTAGTGACTCAAGCATAACCTGGGCCATATCAACGTCTTCTGCCATTATTTTGAGAGCCTGTACGATACTTAACGAAGTCTCTACAAATGCTTTAGCATATGGCAGCAAGACCTTTCCAAGGTTAGCACCCAATATCAATATATTATCTTTCAAGGTACTTATTCGTCCTGTAAGAGTTTTTGAAGCAATTTCCATGCCTCTAAAGAACAAGCCCCCTTCAGATGTCATCTTTTGGAAAGCCTCAACAAGATCCTTGGATGAGATTTCGCCTGTCCTTGATAGCTTCATTAATTTAGCCACAGTTATACCCATCGAGTCAGCCAATTCGCTGAAGATAGGGATACCTGCCCTTGCCATCATGTTCATGGCTCTCATGTCAACCTGTCCACGTAGCATTGATTTTGTGAAAGCACGGGTAACTGTATCGAGACGTTTTGCATTGCCTGAACTTACATCGCCTAACATTCTAAAGGTTTTAATAACGCCTGTCATTGATCCTCTGACGGCAGGGAGAAGTTGTTTCGCACTTGTGGCGATATCTTCAAATTGGAATGGGGTTGTGGCTGCTGTCTCGTTTATCATTGCGACAAGAGTTCTTGCCTTTGCAAGAGAACCAAGCATTGGGCGAAATGCTGCCTCTGCATCTTCGATTCTGGCTGCTGCCTCGACAATGGAGTAAGTGAACCCTGCGGTTGCTACGGTTAGGGCTACAAGCCCGATTTTAGCGTAGCTAACTGCCGAGTCTTTTAGCTGCTTTAATATCCTTGATTGGTTTGCGGCTGCCTTATTAGTAGCCTTCATTTTGGTGGTGGCTAATGCTTGAGCATCACTATTCTTTTTTACTTGGGCGGTAACTTTTGCGTACTCTTCCCGTATTTCTTTAAGCTCTTTCCCTAGAGGGTCATAGCCATTTTGAATAGCCCTCTCGATCTGTCGCCCTAACATTCGTTGCTGCGTTATCATGGCTTGCATTGGCCCTTTTGTGGCGGAGATGCTTGCTGCCATTCTTTTCGATTTAGTGACAAACTCGCTCAGGCTTTTTGTCGAAATGTTTTTAGCTTGAGCCTTCAGCTTTTTAATCTCTTCAGCAGATTGGCCTATAGCCTTAAATGCAGCTTTAGCTTGTTCAAAATCAGCCTCAAATGTTAGTTTAACTTTTGGCATTTTATTTGTTTGCCTTTCTGGTTTGCCAGTTCTCTATTTGGTCTGTCAGCCGTGTAAAGTGCCTTAACAGGCTAAGGGCAAATGGTGTCTCGTGTTGCCACCCTCTGCCTCCTGGAAGCCCGAATAACTTAGTATTCTCATAGAATAGGTAATATTCCCCGAAAGCTTTCATGTCGACAGGAGGCAGTGGTTCCAAGACTTCGTTGCCGACCGCCCAATACCTGAACGGTCGTCCTGCTCTCATGCTTGCAATGTCACAGACTAGCATACTAGATCCATCAGGCAGGTACTCAACCTTATCTTGCCAATCTCTACTAT